TAAAATCAGTTGAAACCTTTGAGGTACATTCATTAGAACAAACTCAAGAGATATTTCAAAAGTATCTTGCTGATGGCAAAGAAGGTATCATTCTTAAAGATCCTAATTCATTATGGGAAAACAAGCGGTCAAAAGGTCAAATTAAGTTCAAGGCAATTAATGATACTTCACTACAAGTCATTAGCGTTATAGGTGGTACTGGTAAATATGTTGATATGATTGGTTCACTTTATTGTGAATCAGCCGATGGCATAATAAAAGTATATGTTGGATCAGGATTTTCAGATGAACAAAGAAATATGCCTCCATCAGAATATTATGGTAAAATTGTATCTATCAAATACAATGCTAAAATACAGGCAAAAACTGGAGATTGGTCTTTATTTTTACCTGTATTTGAATACGTAAGAACGGATCAGGATTTAGCAGATTCTTTTGATAGAATTCTTTAATTCTATCATTTCTAAACCAAAGTTTTTATTACCATATTTATCTGGAAGTCTACCTTTTATAAATCCTATTGTAACGATATCTTCTACGGAAACATAAATTTCAACTTCGTAATTATGATATCTTAATTTTCCTTTAGGTCCTGATCCTGCGCTTGTTTTACCTTTGGTAGATTTACTTATATTTTCACAATGTTGTTTTGTTCTAGGTGGTTTAGATTTACCTTTATTACCAATAGAAAGTTTTTCTTTTTGTTCTTGAGTAGTCCTACCGATAGACCAAGCAGGATTGTAAGTTAAAAATTCTAATCGTTCTTCTTGCGATAAAAAGTATATTTTAATTATATGTTTATAATTTACCCAAAATCTACCTTTATTGCCAGCTGGGTACTTTATGTTAGGTATATTTAATGTTAAACACATTTGATTTATGATGTCATTGACTAAGGCATTTGCTCCAGCATTTCCAGGCAATTTAGATGGTTTGAATAAACTTTTACCATATGATCCTGGATTAGAACGATTTAACATTTTATTATTTTTACATGCTTTAGTTTTTATTAGAACAGTATTTTCCCATTCTCGGCAACTTTCTATGCTATCAAATATCTTTGTTATTTTAATAATATCAGGTTCGCCATGAGTTTTTCTAAATTCTTTTACATATTTGGAACTTGTAAAGTATGATTTCCATAATTTTGAAGGGTGGCATTTTTTACCATAACTTGATCCATAATAAGATATGCCAAATGCTTTCCATTTAATATAATATGTATATGGGGTTCTTCCTTCTAATGAAGTATAAATATCTTTGCTGGTCATGATAGACTCCTGTTTATTGTAAGAATGATTAGAGCCAATAGGACCTCGTAAATCCGTGATTGGCATTTTTATTGCTTGACATATAACATTATTCGTTATATAATATATTTATATAAATTGAAAATTCACTAAAGAATTTCTAATTACCTTGATAAAATTAAATAGGACATCCTTGTCCTTAACATCCATGTTCTTTATGTTCCATACATAAGTATTTATAATAATTTAAAATTAGGAGAATAAGTAAAAATGAGTGAGATTATAAAAATTTCTGCTTTAATATGTTTGATTGTGGTTTTATTTATAGGAATTCCTATAGCAGTAATTGAATCTGTTAATGTATTATTTCCGAGTGCTTTAATAGAATTAAATTTCACCACTTGGTTGTCTACATTAGTTCTTATAGCCGTATTTGCCCCTAAATCAACCACGAGAAAATAAAAATGATATCAACCCAGACAGATCGTAAAAAAGTAAAAGATGCTATTTCTGAGATTTCGGATTCAATGACTCGTATTGAGGCTGAAAGGGAACTAATCAAGGATATTGTAAATGATATCGCTGAAAACCACGAGATACCAAAGAAATTTGTAAAAGCATTAGCAACTGTATATCATAAACAATCGTATTCTACCGTGGAGGCTGAACAGGAAGAATTTACTCTCCTATACGAAACATTATTTGAATTACAAAAATAATTTGACTTGTTTGTTTATCCGTTATATAATTAATCATAATTTGAAATTGGGAATATAAAATGGCTATTAAAACTAAAAAAATTGAAAAGAGTGATGGTTATATAGCGAATAAACAGAACGTAGCCGAAAGGAGACGAGAAAAGGCTAATGCTATTTCGGCTATGTTTAAAGGCGGAGATGAACCTGAAACGAGTGCGTTTGAATATCAACTATCATTAATAAAATGTTTAAATTGGTATAACATTTCAGTTGATGCCAAACAAGTAAGAGTATATCTTAATGATTATCTTATTAGTACAGAACGAAAAAAATTAATTCCTATTTTAAACCGAGTTTCGGATTTTGATATTAGAACACTCGGTTTATTATGCCGACTAAAAATGAGAGGACAATACCTTGAAGAGTTACATGAACTATCTATTGAGAACCGTATCGCTATATTGGTTAATAGCGAATCTACAATTCCAAGACAAGATACAGCAATTAAAAAACCTAAAATAGATAAAAATTATGAATTATCGCTTGTATACTCTGAGGCATTTGAGGAAGCAATTGATGACTTTGTAAAGAATAAAAAAACTAAATTCAATCCATCTGATTATTTAAAATCTAAAGAAGTTGAATCTAGCGTATCAAAAAAGATAGGTGAATACTATGCGACTATGTTATCCGAGCTAATAGAATCACAAACTGATGAAGATTTAAAGGAAGGTTATTCTAACTTTACTACGGCTCAATTGAAGAAATTTATTGCCTTTATTGAGTCTATTGTTAATGCGTGTTTACAACGTGTACAATCTGCCAAAGTAAAGAAACCTAAAACTGTAAAGGCGGTACCTACGATTAAATTGGTATCAAAGTTAAAATATTTAAAAGAATTTGTAGAGTTGGGGTTAAAATCTATTCAGCCTACTTCTATCGTTACAAGTTCTGAAGTATGGACTTATAATACTAAGTATAGAAAATTGGCAATATATAAATCAGAAAAGGGGAGTAAATTGACTGTAAAAGGAACTTCAATATTGGGGTTTGATACCGCCTTATCAAAACAAGTGATGCTACGAAAACCCGATGAATTCTTTAAGAATAATCCTATCGCTAAACTTGCGTTAATGAATGGAATGAAAGAATTAAAAACTAAGCCATTGACACCTAATGGAAGAATTAATGAAGACACTATACTATTAGGAGCTTGGTAATGATATTATTGGATTACTCGCAGGTGTGTTTATCTGCTATATTGCCTTTCTCAAAGGATTTAAATAAGTCAGACGATGAAGTTAGAAACCTTGTTCGGCATGTAGTATTATCAAATATTCTAACCTATAAAAAGAAATACGGTAAAGAGTATGGTAATATTGTCGTGTGTTGTGATGGTAGAGAATATTGGAGAAAGGATGTATTTCAGTATTATAAAGGTTCTAGGAAGAAGAACAGAGATAAATCGGATTTAAATTGGAAACTTATTTTTGATATTCTTTCTGAAATGAGACAGGATTTAATTGATACGTTTCCTTATAAGGTAATACATATCAATAGAGCTGAGGCGGATGATGTTATTGCTGTATTGGCAGAATGGAGTCAGACCAATGAGTTAGTACAAGAAGGTATGTTTGAAGAACCTGAAAAGATGATGATTGTATCTAGCGATGGTGACTTCCTACAGCTACAGAAATATAATAATGTATCTCAATGGTCGCCTAATACAAAAAAGTTGCTTAAAATGAGCCATAGAGACCTTCATGAGAAGTATATCACGCATATTGTAAAAGGTGACTCAGGTGATGGTGTTCCTAATATACTAAGCAAGGATGAAGTATTAGTAACTGATGGTATTAGACAGACTCCTTTGAGTGCTAAAAGATTAGCTGAATTTATTGAAGTTGGTAAATCAGCATGTAGAACTGAGGATGAAATTAGAAACTGGGATAGAAACGAAACGCTTATATCGTTTGACTGTATTCCCACAGATATACGAGAAGAAATTATTAATACATACAATACAACAACACCTAAAAGAGATTCAATGAAATTGATGAATTATTTTATGAAACATAGGTGCAATTTATTACTATCGGAACTGGGAAATTTTTAATGACAAAATTTGTAACGGAAATGTTGGAAGAGATTAATGCTAATCCGACTAAAATTGAGGAATATAAGAATAGTAATGCCATGAAACTTGTGTTTGAATTTGCCTTCAACCCGGCAAATAAATTTGTATTGCCGGCAGGTGATCCACCATATAAAGAAGACCCGGCTCCTTTAGGCATGAGCCCAGCTAATTTACTTATGGAATTAAAACGGCTATATGTGTTTTGTAGAGCTGATTTACAAGCTGTAAGGCGAGAAACATTATTTGTACAGTTGCTAGAGAATGTGCATCCTTCAGAGGCTAAGGTCATCCTAGCTATAAAGGATCAATCATTAACTAAACTATATAAGAAGATCACACATAAGCTGGTATTTGACGCGGGATTAGTTACAGTTGCTCCCGAGGTTAAGCAAACAAAAAAGTCAAAGACTTTAGCTGGAGCAGACCTTTAGTACCAGCTAAAAAAGAACTAAATGTGTTTGAAAAAAGTATTGACTTTTTAAAAAATATGATTTATAATAAGTAACATAAGGAATTGAAATGGGATTTAAACCGTTAAGAAAAAATGTAGTGATAGCTCAGATCAAAAGAGCAACTACAACCTCTTCAGGTATCATTATTGAAGGCGCACGAAGTATTGCTGATACTGAAACAGGACGAGTAATTTCTATTGGTGATGATGTTACCCTAGTAAAAGTAGGTGATGAATTATTGGTAGATTGGAGTAAGACGGGAGTTATTACACTAGATGGTGAACAAAGATGTGTAATAGATGAAATTAATATTATTGCTGTTTTAGATAGAAAAGTTTTATAGTTTATTCCATCTAACGCACAAGGTGTTGCGGCCGGTCTGTTAAACCGTGTGAGCTTGGTTCGATTCCAAGAGATGGAGCCAAATGTACCACACAGCCTCTCACGAAAGTTTAAATCGTTGAATCTAACTGATGCGGTAGCAAGAATACCTGAACTTGCATAGTAGTATGGACGCATATTACAAGAAGGTACTAAAAAGAAAACACTTCAAATGTCGGGAGATACAATTTGAATAATGGTGCAGTAAAAGTCTGTGATATCTCCCCCTAATTATTATAAAATAAGTCTTTACTTTTTGAATTAGTCGTAGTATAATAACTTATAAATTAAATTATTGAGAGATTATATTATGACTGAAGTGAAATATGTTTATAAGGTAATGTGGTATGATGATTCATGGATGGAAGAACCAAAGGTGGTGACCACTTGTGAAGATGAACAGGCAGCATACAATTTTAAGGAATATAGGTACGAATCCGAATTCCATTATATTGAAAGAGAAATTGTTGAATAAATCTTATAAATGCTCCCTAAGCATAAGTGGCGATGCAGTTGACTTGTAATCATCATAAATCGGTTCGATTCCGGTAGGGAGCTCCAAATTATCGCCATCTGCCAAGTAGGCTCCTGTATGGGGAATGAGTGTTCAAACCACTCTGGTGATGTTGGCAATGCCGTAAGTCATAAGACTGTAAAAAGGTTGAAGACGGCACTTTTAATAAAACACATTCGACCTTGATCGGGTTCAGCTGGATTGCTGAGGTAAGTGCCAGAAGTGTGCTATGCTTAACACGGTTCAATTCCGTGACAGAGTGTGTTTTATTAAACACATTAATCGAGTTTATATAAATTCGCTTACTCGTTAAGAATAGAGGCGACTAAAACTATTCTATA